TTGGCATTGAACAACTGCTTTATTACGCTGGTTGTTGCCGTTCCTGCTGCGTTGTAGGCTTTCACTTCAACTCTATCCGCACCCAAGGCTGTGCCACCCCGTAAAAAATAAAGGTAATCGTATTGCTCACGAGTAACTCTCCTGCGCCTGATTGTGGTCAGGAATTTACGGGCAGTCCCCGGAAATGTAATTTCGTAATCGCTTGTCAATTCGCTATCCCACTTTGAGAACAGCCCGTTCCACGCATATTTGCCCGTGTCGCTGGTCAGGTTTAGGTATTCCGTTCCCCCATATTCTTCGCCAAACTCCACAGAATAAGCGATAAAAGAGTTCGTGCATTTGCCCGGGTGTAAGGTTGCTTGGGTGAAATCAAATGTCACATAGTTTTGCAGTATTCGGGATAGGTTAAAAACCCCATAACTGGTACCGGCATAAACCGGGGCTTTGAGTTTTGCCAAAGTTGTTCCGGCTGCATTCTTGACCACCGCCACAAATTTGAAATTTGTCTGCCCTGAATTGGTACTGGACAGCGTGTAAGTTATGTCGCTGTAAACGGGTGTTATGTCGCCCGGTTCGTTTTCGATTGTAATCGCCACATAGGTAAATGTACCACTTAACTTTGCGGTGTACCCTCTGCCATTTTAACAGATATGGCAATGCGCTGCCCTAATGCGTCGCCCAAATGCTGTGCGATTGCGTTTATCGTGGTTGGGTTCAATACATCCCTTACAAAGTTTGCGCCCTTGTAGCCGAAGCGTTTGATTGTTCCTTTTTGTTTGATTTTACGGGCAACCACAACCGCAAAGGATTTCACCTGCTCTTTTGTGTTCAATCCTAACTCAATTCTCATTTGCCTTTTATTTGCCACCCATTCTTCTAAACTTTGAATGCTGACAATAGTTCCCGGCTTTTGTCCTTGGTCAACTTGTGGCCAATAATCCGCTGCAACTATTTCGGCAGTTACCCCATCTGCTACTTTGTAGGTTCTTTCCGCATTGATGCTGTCCACAAGGTTACGAGTTGAAACCAGTCCTTTGCGTTCAATGTCCTTTTTAAGTTCGTCTGTGATTTTTGTGGCAACTCCGATTAAAATTTCTTCAAGCAGGTTTGTCGGCTTAAAACTTGGATCTTCTGCATTCTGCCCGATTTTGGACAGCGCACCGGAATTGATTGCATCTAATTGGTTTTTGGTAATGCTCACGCTTTAAAATGTACCCAATAAAAAAAGGGGGCGAACCCCCTGAAAACAAACTATGAAAAACCCGAAACGACTATTTAGGCCACGCATCACCGTTCCATTAACACGCCATACACAGAGGAGTTTGTGCATTTTGTGCCGCCTTACTAAGTGCAAATATACACTATTTGTTCAATATTTCCGATAGCAATGCAATTACATAAACATTGCCGTCTTTTGCTCGTTTGGCATCGTTTGCCGCTTGGTTTAATCGTTCGCTGCGTTGCCGTGCCTTTTCATTTTCAAGTGAGTAGGCATTCAGAAATTCCACTACCGACATATCAAAGAAGAAGTCATATTTGGTGCGGTCGCCACCGGATAGCGTGTCAACTACCTTTAACCAAATCAGCCCTGCCCGTTCGCGCTTTCTGCTGTCTTCTTCAACTCCTTCGCCTCTGTTTCCAAAAATACTTGGGTAGCTGCCAGTAATTCGGGCAAGCAAGTCGAAAAAAAAAGCGTGTAGGCGTATGCCAACGAGATAGGCATCTTCTTTTGAAACAACTCTGCGGTGGGTTCAAAGTCCACGGCTTTAAGTTCCATGCGCTTGGGTAATAAAATCCGGTAAGGCACACACAAGGCTGCCATAATTTTGTGCAGGTTATCTATCCAATTACCCCCAGCGAACAAGTCCTGCACGGTGATAAACTGCCCAGCGGTTAGTTGGTGTTGATTAGCTGCAAATCGGTAAACATAATTGCCACAATGAAACGCGGTCAGGTTTTTTGCGGTGGGAAGTTCAGACATAAAGGCTAATCGGGTGAGTTGCCGTTCCATTTCTACTATCGGCAAGTCCTCAATTTCATCTGTGGTTTTGCCGGATAAAATGGACAGCGTTTTGATTTGGTTATCCAGCGTCGGTTCAGTCAGTTTTTGAAGTTGCTGAAATTGCCCGATGGTTATGTCATTCCAACTTTTGGGTAGTTTCATTTTACAAATTTAGGGGTTTTTGGTTTACAGATTTTAAATGACAAAAAACACCCCCTTCTTATTCTTTTGGCTGCAATGCCGGGCAAGGGCAAGGGCGCAAACTGCGTCATCATGCAATCCTGCCGGGGCAGAGTAACGCATACCAGTTTGTGTATGTTCAAATTCAAAGTTACGCATCTCGTCTGCAATAACACCTTCCGGGAAACCAATCGCCCCAGCGTGGACATCGGCTGTCAATTGCTCCATCATCTGCTGTTTGGAAATTGATGTGAACTTCACGCCGGTAACACGAGGGCAAACCCTTTGTATTTTCTCAACAATCGGGTCACCTACCCCGGTGCTGTCAATCGCAGCGGGTGTCTGCCCTACCAACTGAATGATTTTTTGTTCTGTTTGCGCCCAGTCCATTTGAAAGCGGTCAAAGTGTGCGACATTGTAATCAGCGTCTAACCCTATTATGACAGTCCAGTCCGTATATTTTGCAAGGTCAATACCATACCATTCAACGGGTTTCCCGGATAGCGGTTTGATGCATTGCTGAATGTGGCTCAATCCGAACGGGTTGCTGCCATCTTCGGTCGGCTCTGCCAAATACAATTCTGAAAATATGTGCGTTGGTAAATCGCGCTTTGCCTGCTCAACTTCATCAAAGGATAGTATGCCAGCGGCTACCCCATCGTATGCGCTGATGCGGTGAAATTCATAACCCGGCTCACCCATTCGCGCCCGTTCAGCAAGTTTGTAGCCCCAATTCTTTTTGCCCTTTACATTCCCGATTAGTTTGCACTTCGCTTCGGTTTTGGTCAGGGTTGAACGCAGGGCAAACCACGCTTCTTCTCTTGCCCGGGTGAACTCATCAAACACCGCTGCGTAAACATCATCCCCATATAGGTTGTCAGGTTTCTCTGCTGACTTGAACTGAATTATTGAACCGCTTGGCGTGGTCAGGCGTAGTTTACTTTCATTCACTTTAAAGAACGATTTGTCCGTTACCTGCGTCCGCATTCGGTTAAACGCAATTTCTGCCTGCTGATACACGGGGGCAACCCACCAAACCGATTGATTTTCGCCTACCCTTAACGCCTGCTCAAACAGCCAAATGATATGCGATGCCGTCTTCCCTACTTTGGTGGCAGCAGCGGTCACCGTATAGCGGGCAGGGCTGTCCAATATCCTGCGCTGATAATCGGTAACAAATGGGCGTTTATAGCTGTAAGCTGTCAAGGTAAAATTCCAATCGCGCTTGTGTTATTGCCGGGAAGTTGTGGTGAATGTCCGCATAGGCTTTGTTCGCTTCGCCCATGACTTTTGTCTTGTCTGCATTGTCAATGAACCACCGCATGGCATTGAACCAATCCGTTGGCGTGTTCTTTACCAACCGCACCCCGGCATTGCCTGCATGGTTTAGATAGGGCTTCACCCCGGATGCAATTACGGGCAGCGAATATGCAGCTGCTTCAATCAGTTTCAGTTCTGATTTGCAGTTGTTCCAGTTGGTGTCTTCAAGCGGTGCGAGTGCTACATCAAACAAGCGGTAAAAATTCCCATATTCGTTTACGCTTTGGGCGTGGCTCACTTTGACTTGTGGGCGCACCTTGTCCGCTGCCCCGTTAAATCGGTAAAGAATGGACTGCCAAATGTGGTGCTGCTCATATCCGCACAAATAAAACTCTACCTTGTCGGGATATGCCGCGCAAATGTCTGCAATGCTGTCGCAAATGATTTGAATGTCGTTTGCATGGGTAAGACCACCTACCCACCCGAAGCGGATTTTATCGGATGCGGTCGGCTCTGACAACCATTGTTCGTCTGTAAGGTTTAAGGCGTTGGGGATTACAGTAACTTGTTTATTGTAAACACGGATTTTCTCTGCCAGTTCCGGGGTAGTGGTTGTAACGGCGTGTGCGTAGTTAATTGCATCGGTTATGGCTGCTTTGATTTGGTTTGATTTGAACCAGCGGTAAGCGTGGTGAAAACGGGGCAGCACCCAGTAATCGTCAATATCGATGATGTAAGGGATATTGTACTTTGCAAGGTGAACCAATACATCGTAATGCCTTGCCCCGATATAGCGGTTGAACAGAACAAGGTCATATCCCCGTAAATCGGGCAGTCCTTTGTGATTTATA